GGGCTTTGTCTGCATCTGCGACTGCTTTGTCTGCGGTTGCCACGGATGCACGCAATTTGCTTGGGGCTTGGGCCTCGTCTCTACGTTCACCGCCGAACTCGACAGCGCTCTTGATTACCTTGTCGCCGCCTGGCATCTGCGAGATGGTGTAGCCGAAATAATCCTCGGTAGCCTTTGGGTTTTCCTTAGCAACATCACGCCATGTCTCCAAAAACTTGGCCCCCTCGTTGTCGCCACTGTTGCGTTTAGCTTCGATCTGGCGGTCAAGAAGGCCGATGGCGATCTCTGGTTTGCCTGCTTTGAAGGCGGAGAAAACCTGGCCAGATTGTTGCAAAGCGTTTTGCTGACGCTCGCCTGACAACATGCTGAAACTCTCGCGCACAGCTTTGGCCTCCGTCTCTGGCAGAACCATTGCAAGGTTGGCGTAATCGGCTGCTGTTGCGCCTGGCAGACGCAGCTTTGCAAAGCCATCTTGAATGAGCTTTTGCTGTGCCACTTTTTGCTGTTGCTGCTCTTGCTTGAGCCTGGTGTCTTGGATGGCTGTGCCTGTTTGGAAGGCGCTCAAAAATGATTGCGTTGGGTCTTGAATCTCGACCCCGTAATTGATGGGTTGCATCAGAATTTACCTCCAAGGCCACTAAATAATCCTAGGCCGCCTGAAATTGCCGATGGAATTGCGCCAAATGCTCTGCCCTGGGCAATTTCAGCGCCTGCTGCTGCTGCGCCTTGTTGACCGAGTAGAGTGGCAATGTTTGTGCCTGTTGTCTGTGCGGCTGCCCCTGTACCGGCTGCTGAGGCTTGGCCAAGTCGTGCAAGTTCACCAGTTGCCCCCATGCCTGCTGTTGCAAGATTTTGCGCTACCGTTCCGCCCATTGATGCCAAGCCACCCAGCCTGCTATATTGTTGGCCAATCAATTCGTTTAACAACTGCGGCCTAAACTGAGCAAGTGCGCCTTGTACATTGCCTCCACGCAATCCACCTGTGGCAGATGCACGTTGAAGCAATGCTTCTTCTCCTTGTTGCGTCATAGACTGAAATTGCTGACCACCCTCAATGGCTGCAATCGCTTGGCGTTGTGCATCTGGGCCACGTAAACCTATCAATGCTTGTTGTTGTTCCAAGGCTGGGGCGCCGGCCTGAGCAAATTGTTGAAGAGTTGGCAAAGCACCTGTTCCGGCTGCTTGGTATGGTGAGTAACCGCCAAGTGCGCCGCCACCAGCTTGAACATATGGCGCAAGCAATCCTTGAACCTTGTCGAATTGGCGACGCTGTTCTTGGATGCCTGCCTCTGATGCTTGGCCCTGTACTGCGGCTGCGTCACTTGCAGCTTCGCCCTGCATAAAGCCAGAAACAAGGGTTGCACCACCGACGGCAAGTCCTGCTAGTGCTGCGCCTGATAGTCCGAATGTCATTTTGATTCCTCCAATTGCGCTGTTTTTCCAACCTCAAGGGCTGGCGCTGGCGCTGGAATGGTGAACATATCCCACAGGGTTTGCGGGTCTTGCTCGTTGCTTGGGTTTGCGTGAAAAGTGGTTACTTCAACGTCGGTCAAAGTAATGCCAGCACGCTTGGTGCCGATCTTGGAAATGCTCATATCGCCTGGGACAAGGGTTTGTGGCCCGTTGTCAGTGCTGACGATCAATTCTCCCTTGCGGACTAGGAAAAACGATTCTTCTTTGTGGATTGCTCCAGTTAGGACTGTTCCCGCTGGGATGTGCATGGTGCGAGCATAGAGGCCATTGCAGAAATTGTGATCTACCGGCATTTCAACCTGGGGGAGTTTGAGCAGCTCGGCTTCCAGGCGATAGATTGGCAAATGCATTGCTGGCACTTGCTTTTCAATTTCCTGAATCGTGACGTTGCTCATGTGGCACTCCTGTGAAGGGCAAGCCGCTGGCAGCTTTTGGAACTCAGCGGCTTGATTTTCTCACAAATTTGCATTTGGTCAATCCATTTCGAATTCGCGTTCTTCCTGCGCCTGGCATGAGCGAAGGTCGTGGCAGATGAAATCGAATTTGTTGCAGTAGCCACGGAAACCAGCGTCGGTGTCCCAATCATTGCGGGGAATGCGCTCCATCTTGGCTTGCGTCATGGTTGAATTATCATAATATTCGCAATTGGAACACCGACGACGACGGGCTTCTTTCTCATCCACTTGCATGGCATTGCCAAGAGCAACCCAATAAACCTTGTTGGCTGTGGGTTCGTTGCTTGGTTTCTCTGGGCCGAGCATCCAGTCGTCAATCACCACCTGGGTGTTCTTCTTGTTCTCGGCTGCGGTGATGAATTCTTCCTCCATTGGCAAACCTGCAAAGCCTTTGGGGATAACCATAAATTCTTTCATGCTGTTTTCCTTTACGTGATTTCTCGGCCTGATGCGCGGATGGTAAGTGATGTGGCTGCGCTGGCAATAGTGGAGATGAATCCACCAGACTCCAAGGCCTGTCCGACCAGCTCGGGGCAGGTATAAGTCTCATCGGGTGCAATGGCACGTGTGTCCATGACTAAGTTTGATGCGCCTGTACTTCCGCCACTTGTCACCAAGTTAACGCTGAAAGTAACGTTGCCTGAACTGGTGTTGGTGACGGTGAATTTGTCGATCAGTGCCTTGCAGTTCACTGCTGTGTACTGCGTGGTTTGCGCGTTTTCTGCCTGTTTTGCTGGGATCAGCACTTTAATTGAGACGGTCATGGGTTACTCCTTAAACAGATGCGGCTGTGTAGTTTTTAATGGTTTGCAAGTCAATAGAAATTTCGGCAGAGTTTGCCACGTATGCTTTGGCAGGGTCAATTTGAATAGACCCCGACGTAGCGGCAATGACGGTTGTGCCATCCTTGCGGGTGATAACCCCGCCTGAAATTACCACTGGTGTTGCGCCTGTGTTGTCTAGCTTAACGTCAAGAATTGCTTGGTCGATCAGGTAGTTCACGGCGTCAATCGCGGAAATTGCGGCGAACAAATAGCGGATGCCATCTGCTGTGGTTTCGATGTACGTTGACCAGTTGTACAAACGTTGCACAGTTGTTGAGCTGCCGCCCGCCACATCGACTTGCAAATTCGGATAGTCTGGTGTGTATTCGGTAACGGTTGACCCGTTTATCAGGTTGCCAATGTACACCCCGTCATCCGTCTGGCTGTTCAAGAATGACAGGCCTGTCGCTGTCAAAAGCCCCGTCGCTTCGATTGGCAGCTTTGCGGTTAAGCCTGACTGATACGTGGCACGAAGGCGAACCGTGATGTTGCCAACAAATGTGTACTGGTAGTTCAACGCGCTCGCTAAAACGCCGTTAAACAGTTCGACATTGTTGGTCGTGTCGTAAAGCTGCACCCTTGCCCCCACGATGATATTGGGCGCTGTGACGTTAGCGAAACGCTGGGTGACGACATTGCTTCCAACCGTGCCAATGGTTGACCCACTGGCTAAGGTGATTGTGACCAGACCCGTGCCGCTATTGCTGACAGTACCGCTAACAGTGCTATTGGTAAACGTAACAGTAACAGGCGTGTTGGTGTTGAATGTGAGGTTGCCAGTGATCGACACGTTGCTCAGGTCTGTGGGCGTGGCTTGGCTGACGTTGCCGTTGATCGTTGCGCCGTTGATCGTGCCCGTGTTGGTGACGTTGCCCGTGATCGCGCCTGAGATGGTGCCGCTGTTGTTGACAGGGCCAGTCAGGTCGGCAGACACCACAGCAGGGCTTGAAACTGTGATTGCCCCTGTCGTTTGAATGGTTCCTGCGCTTAAAGTGCCACTTGACACAGTAAATGCAAAGTCAGCCACGTCCAAAACATCAGCGACATAGCTTGATGTGTCGGCAATAAAGGCGTTTGCATCTTGAACTAACGTGTATTGCAAGCGGTCAAAGACTGTTTGAACCGTCCGGCTTACGCTCACAGCAATGGTTTTGGCAGTCAGATCAACAGCCACGCCCGTGATCGCTGCTGCACTTGCCCCCAACTTGTCGGTGGTTGACAAAAACCCAAGCGCAACTGTGTTGGTGTAGCCTCCTGAGCCTTGCATGGGTGCTGTGAAAAATTGCTTTTCGTAGCCATAAGCCAGCGCAACAACTTGATTTGTTTCTGCGCCAGGGGTAACGCCAGAGCAACGGAAAACAGACCGAGTGCTTGCTTGCACCGTTTCGCCTGAATTTGGATTTATAGTGCTTCGTGCAATCGCATACACAGGCTCAAACGTGGCAACACCGCTTGCATTTGCGGAGGCGCTCAAAGTTTCAGCGGCGTAGCTGATCGGGCTTGCAAACCCTTTGGGCTGTGCGTTTGTTGGGCCTGCCGCCAGTGCTGTGAATATTTTTGCCGTGGGGATGGCAGCGCCAACGGGTGTCAAGCTGGTGATGGTGCAAACCCGTGAAAACTCCATCGCGCCAGTGCTGGTGATGCTGCTTGATTGCCAACGCACCGCCATGATTGTGCCGCCGCTTAAGTTTTTGTGGCGCACCCATGGGCCAGCAAAGAGCGTGAATTTTGAGCCAGGGTAAGTCGAGGCCGACACAGCGGAATAGTCGTAGCTGTCAAACTGGATCAATTGTGCGGTTGTTTGCTCCGCCATATTGACTTCCGGGCCGTCAACCGCGTAAGGGACAAGCCCTCGAAGGCTTGGCTGTGGCGTTCCGATGTTCAACCAAAACTGAAGAACGGTTTTATCAGCCTGAAAGTCGCACACGCCTGAGCTAGTGACCCGCATGCGGTTGTCCGCACTGGTCGTGCGAAACAGCCCAGCGTAACTTCCGCGAGTTTGCAGCCGTCCAAATCTACCTGGGCCGCAATTAATGACCTGCGAACTGCTAGCAACACCTATGCGAACCGAAGCGTCTGTGATTCTGATAATCCCAGGGTTGTTGACAACGGTTGAGTCCCAGCAAAACGCCCCAAGAAAGTCAGTTGCCCCGATGGTGAACCTTGACTCAACACCAACTTGCATGGTTGGCGTGTTTGCGAGCGATGTGTTTTGTCCTTGCACATGAAATAGCCCACCTGCGCCAACAGAAATGTATCGACCAGCGGTGATTCTTTCGTTTACGGCTGTCAGCGTAAACGTGCCATTGACTTGCAGCGCGTTTTGCCCCATGTCCAGCGTGGTCAATGTCGGG